CTAATCTTTATTTTTTATTTTAGGTATAAGACTTTCTTCTAATTTAAGTCTATCCGAATACGCTTCTTCCTTTGTCTCTCTTGTTTTTCCATAATATGTTTTTCGTTTAACAACTATTTTGGCTCTATAGCCTTTCCCGTGTTTGTAGACACCTTTTAAACCAGTTGTATTGTTATTGTTCGTTCTTCCAGAAAACATTTGTATTTGAACACCATCGACAATTTCCTTTGCATTATTTAAAGATGACATATCTTTTGTTCTTGTTTCTTTGTAAAGGCAGCCACAAGATTTTGTTTTACCAGAAGAAAGCAATCCGCTTCTTACGTTTAATTTATTGCCACAATCACATTCACAAAGATATATAACCTCTTTCTTTTTTGATCTCAATCCACTATCTGATAAAATTGTTAGACGACCAAATTTTTTACCAATGAAATTTTTCATATCTTATTGAAATAAATCTTCGTCAGATAATAAGCCATCTTCGTCAGAAAGCTTAACTTCACGTTCTTTTAAGTATGTATCTGTTTCAAAAATATCAATAACGCTTATGGCTGATAAGCTAGATGGTTTATTCACTACATAAACAATTTGATATGATTTTTTACCAATTTTAAAAAGATTTCTACTGCCATCAAAGTTTACTCTTTTGGCACATTGATTGAGATAATCAAACAATTTATTTTGATTTTTTATATGTAAATCATGGATAAAGTACAATTTTTCAAGACTGTATGGAATTTTTTTAAACGTTTTTCCACTAAACGTGTCAAAATTAACAATAAACATATCTTTGTGTGGCTTAATCCAATTAAGTTTTGCAGCATATTTATTTTTATTGAAAAAGTTTTGTATTTTTTCTTCTGTTGTATCAGATATTAATATCTGTTGAACTGATTTTTTGACATTAAAAATATCTTCAAGTGTTAAGTTTTCAATGTAATCTTCTAAAATTTCAGCTTTACCAAGAGACATTCCACTTATTTTTTCAGGATTAAGCTTATATCTATCTAGAAATTGTGTGCTTTGTCCAGTTGCTTTTGATACAGCATATGTTGTGATTCCTGAAATAGTTAAAAGCCAATTGATTTTTTTTGATAGTGACATGATATTTTCTCCTTTTTCTTTATCTTACATATATATTATACAATTATATTTGTATCATGTCAACAATAATATAAAAAAATATTTGTACTTTATAAAATTTTTTAAAACACAAAAAACCGCCCTCGATTAGAGAGCGGTTTTGCACTTTAAGAAAAAATAACTTTTACATAATAAATAGTATGTTAACACATCCTAAACAAAAAAGCAAGAGCCGATAGTGTCAGACGATTCTTGCCAGTGTGATTATCTCATGATTATGCGAGTGTGTCAATAAGGGTAAGAGAAATCCAAGTGTCAGCCTCTAAAGTTTTTCTTCTTTTTGATTTCCTTTATAGTGTTCATTGATGCAAAGCCATAATATTTTGCTGTATCCTCGTCCTTAATAAGTTTATGCAAAGAATCAATGATATCTCGAAAATGGTATTTAGGATTTATTTTACCCATCATTTCCAAGACAATTAAGAAAGGAAGAGCAATCCTGTTTGAATAAACACCTTCTTTATACTCAAACAAAAAATCTTTCCACTCTTCTTTTAACTTAGAGACAGTTATAAATTTAAAATCTATGATATTTGAATTGTGGGCGCAAATATTACGGGCTAGATTAATACATTTTAACCAAGAAATTAATTCAGGATTACTACATGAAAAAGTGCTTGAAATTTGAGTTAAATTAGTTGTTGACATCAATTCTAGCAAATTAACCATCTGCCCAAATGTTAACATATTTACCGCTAGCCAAATAGGAGGATATTTTTGTCTGTCTAGTTTTAATTTTTCATCCAATTCAGAGGATGATGCTTTTCTTAGCTCTCTTTTTAACTGTTTTTTAAAGTTATTTTCACTGTAGGAAAGGTAGTGTTTGCAATACTCTTCTTTGTTACACCACTTAGAAAAATCTAGATAGCCATAGCTTCCTAAGCCGTTTTTCCCCAGAACATAGGCGATTTTTGTTTTTATTGCTACTTCAATATCTTCAATCGCATGGAGTAAATTTAATCTCAAATTCTTATCCTGATAATATCTAGATATAACTATCTCAAATTTCGTACCCTGATAATCTATTTTTTTCTTTTGTCCATCTTTTTGAATTTTTGCAAAAGGCTTTGCAAATTCTTTTATTTTGTAGTAAGAAATCACAGATAAACTATACTCTGCTTTACTTTTAGCTTTTCTTCCACTAAAAACAATACCTCTAGATTCCAAAAGTTCAACTTGTTCTCTGTAACTTTTGTGTTGAAAATTTTCCGCCATGAAACACCCTCAATTTTTTAACAAAAAAACCCCCCATCAGAACATGTCTGCGCGTATGCGAGGGAGGCCATTGATATTTATATATACATTATATATTTTTATATAGCTTATTGTCAATGATTTTCCCTTTATATAATTAAACTTTTTAATAAAATATATTTTTCACCCAGTAAAAGGCACCTAAATACCTCCTGAAAAATCTGTTCAAAATAATAAAAAGCCCCCGCAAAGCGAGGGTATTTGTCTTATCTAAAGGAGCTTTACCTCCTGTTTATTTTATCATTCCCCAAAGACTGATACGGTTTCCGCTAGCATCAGTTTGCCCAATAGCCATGTAATTACGCTTACCCGAGCCGCCAACATAGGAAATCCAGCGATAGCCATTTGCAGAGCCTTTGCTGTCGTATGTGACAGATTGTCCTTTTTTATATGTCGCAACTACGTCTGATTTTAGATTAGGTGCTCGGCGAACGTTAATAACGTCTGCGTCTACTGTAAACGTGCCGATCTCTTTAATCAAGTTAATCTCGTCTTTAGTCTCTGTCGCAATTGGCTGTTTGACTTTTGTATCTTTGTAAGGTGGATAAAACCAGCCTGCAACCCCAACAAAACCACGAGTGTTAAATCTAGCTGGACCGCCAACAATTAAAGCATCTGCATTTCCATCGATGTTTTGCTCAACAGTCCGCATAGTATATCCATCACTATCAGCAATAACAACTCCTGTGTGTCCGTAATCAACACCATCGTATGCAATGCTGTGCATGACAAAGACTGCACCTGCTTTTGGATTTGCGTCTGTTGGCATGCGATGAACTTCCCAACCATTTCCAGCTGCACTATTTAATAAATCAATAGCATTACCCCACAGGTCGACGCCAAACCAATTTTTTGCAACAAAGCACGGCAAGTCAGCACATTGAGTCCCAAAACAGCCATCTTTATCAACCCCCATGCCTGAATTTGCAAGGTCAACACAGTATTTTACGATTTCATTTGCGGTTGTCATCGTTTCCTCCTTATTTTTTATAGTTTCGGCATCCCAAGACTGCAAGTTATTTTCCTCAATTAGTTGTATCAACAACTCCGCATATCCGCTTGCTGTAGCATAACCAGCGTCTTTTATAGCATAACAAGCTTTTTTATAATCAGTCTCTCCAATCACAGCTTTGTAGCGTGGATTATCGTTTAAAAATTTACCGTGGTCGACAATGCTGTCAGTCCAGCTGTCATAGGCTCTAAACCTGTCGACAATATCCGTCATGACACCAGCTTGATATTCCTCTTGGGTTTTAGTGTTAAACGACTTACCAGTCCAAGAGCTATCTGCTTTGATACCAAATAGAGCGTTGTGTGGTGCATATTTACCCCAACCACTCTCTAGGATTGCCTGTGCTGCGGTTAGCGATGGCAAGATTTTGTACTTAGTCCAGCCATCTAAGCAGCCTTGCTTAATGTTATCTAAAAAGGTCATCTGTCCTCCTCTTCAAAAATTAAATAAATCGGATAAATAAAAAAAGCAATCACTGCAAGCGGTATGTACAGTATTGCTATCGCTAGTACCATTGCTATTTTAGTGATTGCTCGCATGTCCTCTCCTATTTTTTTGGCTCGTGGTAATTCAATGCTTGCTCACTGTCTGAAAGACCTTCGGTTGTTGGGTCTGTAACAACTCCAAGTAATACCAAAAGCGTTACTGCTGTGTTTGCAATATCCGCAATATTTGACGGTAATTTAATACCTAATTGTTGCGCTAGCAAAAATATAGCTCCTAAAATAGCCATCAAAGTTACTTTGTTTTGTAGTCGTAATTTTAAATTAATCATGTTTATTTCTCCTGTTAAATAATGTTTTTATCTGTTCTTTGTTGACGATGATGTCGTCTTCCGTCTTTCCGAGTCGTTGCTCGTGTATATCCAAAATTTTATGGATATTTTCTCGGTCACGCTGTGAGTCTTTTAGCTCGTAAGCCAGCTCTTTTATTGTGTCTTTAAGGGCGCTCATTGTATCTTCGTTTTTTTGCATCGCTGTTTTAAACGGATTAACAACAAACGCCCACAATCCAACTACCGATAAAATCGCCCCGCTTGGTGCGCCAATTTGTATATGTCAATGTTCATTCATTGCCTCATTTTCCTTCTGTACCAACCGTAGAAACTTCAATTAGTTTACGTACTCGCTCACGACAAAATGCTGGAACGTCATCAATAGT